TATAAAATTGCACAAAAAATGGTTACTGACTTAGCCACAAAATTAAGTGGCTCCACAGGAACAATAACCATAACAATTGACTCAAGTTGTTCTGCGCCCGCAACAGTTCAATACAACCAAGAACTCTCCAAAAGAAGAGTTGAATCCGCCGTCTTATTCTTTTCACAACAAGATGCTTTGAAGAAATTTATTGAAGAAAAAAGACTTTTAATAGTTCCTTCGAAAGGTTTAGGAGAATCAACAAGAACTCAACCTAAACAGTTCAAGGTTGCGGACCCAACCGACCCAAAAGATTTCACTTTAGGTAATACTGTGAGATGTACAGACGAAGACAAGACAGTCCCTGTAGTTGGTGGCGACGTACAAGTTGAAGCTAAAGAAATTTTTACATATGGGGCCATGGCTTGTAGAAGAGCCTACATAAGTTCAATCAAAGACGACACAAGTACAAACGTTCCATCATCAACACCAACACCAAAGTATACAGACGTTTTTCAAGCAAACACCGTAACAACAACAGTTGATACAGAAGAAACCGTCAGAGAATGGAAACCAAGAGATAATATAACCAAAAGGGTTCTTAGGTCGCTACTTTCTGAGTGTGATTATTTTGAAACCATCAAACAGGAATCGCCTATGGTGTACGATAATTTGAGAGACAAACTCAAATTTTTCCAGCCTGCTTTTCACTCAATAACACCCGAAGGACTAAATTCAAGACTCACATTTTTACAACAATGTATGAGACCAGGTGATACAATCCCTACAATCAAAACGGTTAATGGGACTGAATCACTACAATATAACAACGCTGTGAACACAGCTTTCGGCGCACCACCCGTTCTCGTTCTCAGAATTGGCGATTTCTATAACACGAAAATAATTCCAGATTCACTTAATATAAGTTATGAAGATTTAGATATAAATCCTGAGGGTATTGGTGTACAACCAATGATTGCGACAATTCAAATGGGATTCAAGTTTGTTGGAGGTAGTGGACTAAAAGAGTCTGTGGACAAATTACAAAACGCCTTATCGTTCAACTATTATGCCAACACAGAAATTTATGATGATAGAGCTGATGTTACAGCTCAGGAAGACTTCTTGAAAGTATTGGATGCTGAGTTCTTGGCGATGGCTAATCCACCAGCTCCGCCAGCAGTTAACCAAGCAGAACCGAACAATGGTCAGAACAATAACCAAACCATTGGAACGATTATAAGTAAAGAAATTGTTTCAACTTTTGAGGTAGGTAAAATTTCTTATCAAAACTATATGGTCAATTTGGTTAATCAAACACAAACATATTTTCAAAACGTTGTTAACAAACAAAAAGAAGTTAATGCACAATACAATAATGCCATGAGACAACAGTGGATGTTAGAAAGAAATTACGCTGAAGGTGTTACACCCGTAAACTCAACAAGTAAGTTTGTGTTGTTTGGTAAGCCCAATAATGTTGAAAAAAGGGTAAACAATATCTTTGCGGAGTATGAGAAAAACATTGCAGCAGGTAATGATGAATTTATCAAATACGTTTCAGACGTTAATTGGGATTTTTCACAAAGATTGAAAGAAACTGTAAAAACAAACTATGCTAATTTTGTAAAAAACAAAAGAAGTAATTATCAGAACGCAATAACAAAAATCATTCAGGATATTACCAATATCGAGACTCAATACATTCAACAACTATCAAGAGCTAATATATTGACTTTTGAGGGGATGGCCAATAATGGTACAGATGGTTTCCAATCTAGTAATGGTAATGTTACTTTATATCGTACAATAGGTACTAACGAATTTGACCCTTCTTCTCAACCTGTGCCTGCTGATACATTTGTTGAATTAAGGAACGACTATAAAAAAATTCAAGATGATGTTATAACTTTCAATAATGTAATTTGGAAAAATCATAGTTTTGTAAACACACAGGACGGTAAAGAATATACTGGTGTTTTAGTTTTCAATCTTGGTGGTGGAAAAGCTCTAAATTCATATTTGGGTGAAAAGCCTGAAGAAATTGTTTTCAAACCTTTCTCTAAAAACAGATTGTTTGAAACTAATTTTACTTTCAGAAGACAATACATGATTGTTTCGGACGACATATTAGATGATAAAAAATATCAAACATTCAAACAAGCAATCATCGGTAATATAATTGGTAATCAGGCAATTATCGGTGATAAGAAAACAAATATTGAAGAGGTTTTCGACGCTTACTGGTTAACAAAGGCAAAACCTCTATTTACAGAGGAGAATAATTTGACTAAATCTTTTATTGATAACTTAGAAAAGAACGATTTGAAAAATTTCATAAAATATACCCCGTTCCCATCAAAGAAAAGAGTGCTCTCATTCACATCTGAAAAACCAGCAGACACCGAAGGAGAAATAAAATCACAAGAGGCTATGGTTAAAAACTTAGCAGCACAGACAAATTCCAATACCGACCAATTGACGTGGAACATAAAGAACGATGGAGGTGCATATATTTCAAAAGCAAAACTTAACTAATGGCATACACATATTGGAATAGATATAGTCAATTTATAATCAATGGTGAACAAACTGTTGTGCCTTATGTTCAATTGCCTTCAAAACCAACAGATAAAACTTACATTTATAAAGTAGGTAGGAGTAGATTAGATAGAGTATCACAAGAGTATTACAACTCCCCAACTTTTGGTTGGTTGATACTTCAAGCAAACCCACAGTTTGTGGGTATGGAAAATAATATTTTCGATGGTGCTATTCTAATTGTCCCCTTCCCATTATTACCCTCCTTACAGGATTATAAGGCGGCGATAGAAAACCATTTCTTTTATTATGGCAGGTAACGTACAGGCGGATAACAGTGGGAACATTTATGTTGAGTTTGATTATAACAACATTATCGTAGTTGACCCTAACAAAACAATCGATTCTTTAGGAAAGATTCGTGAAAGGTTGGTTGACCACGAGAACCTTGTTATGTATGCAAACTTGGAAGCTGAATTACTTCCAAGAACAAAACTTGCTATTGGAGCTTCTCCTGAAGATAGGGTACGAATTGTTTCAATTGCCAAGATGGATTTCCTAAAACCAACTAAGGATTCATATTTGGGTACAGGTTATTATGATGAATTAACAGGGGACAATACAACTAAATTCAAGGGTGTAAATCAAATGATGAGTCAAACCGTTGTCCCAAAAGACGGTACTAAGCCTTACGTTGTTGAAAAACCATCTGACTTAACAAGTGTATTGGATAATGGATTACTTGGAATTACAAACATAAGTGTTGATACAAACCTATCTTTTGTACCATCTGTAAGAATTTCTTTGGAAGATGTTCAAGGAAGGGCTTTATTTCAGTTAGGTAACAACTCACCTTACGCAGCATTTTTTAATTTACCATACCCACCATTTTATTTGACTCTCAAAGGGTATTACGGTCAAGCCATAAGATACCAACTTAATTTGGAAAAATTCAACGCAAGGTTTAACACCTTCAGTGGAAACTACCAAATTGATTTGGATTTCAAAGGATATAAGTTTAACATCCTTAACGAAGTTGCAATGGGTCATCTTATTGCGACACCACACATGTATAGTCAACAGTTCAATGTTTCGGCACAACCTGTTGGACCACAACAAACAAATCGCGAACAACAGACCTCAGTTGCAACACAGGTGGGAGCTGCTAATCAGGTTAATGATGGTAGACAATCAGAAGGCACTGTACAAGTTACATCTGAAAGAGGTTATCAGAAGATAAAAGAAGTTTATAGTGAATATAAATCAAAGGGGTTGATACCTCCCGACTTTCCTGAATATACTTTAGTGCAATTCATTAATAAGTTAGACCTGTTCGAGCAAAACGTGGCCAATAAGTTTGCAAAGGCAGATGTGGACCCTTTGACTAATATTAGAGGATACAAACAAGTATTAACAAACTATTTCGGAACTTCTGCAAATAGAGGTGTTAGAGCGGGTGAAACTTCTTGGTTTTCAGATTATTTGAATCCCGCACCCATTATTCTAAATAATGGCGATAGGACTTACATGTATAAGGAGTTAAACCTTGAAACTAAACTTGCTGCCACGAACCAACTTGAGAGTATAATTAAACAGTATAATGAACTTTTGGCTAAGAACCCAACGTTGGGGGCTGGAGGGGCTGCACCGATACCAAATCCAATTAACATTAATACGGTCAAAATAAAAGCACCAAACGCGGATGCTGTGAATTGGACCGCAACTACTATTGCTCAAACTGGTATCTATAAACCAACCGAGCAAGACGTTAATAGGATAAAAGGAGAGTTCGAAAGGTTCACAAAGCCAATTTATAAAACAGAGATTGTAAACGGGAAAGAAACACTAGTTGATATAAGAGCACCATTTTTTGTTTTTGAAGGTGATGGAAGATTCGACAAACAGATTCAATTATTAGAGGCACAAGCCAACAAAAAACTTTCGCAGTTTGAAGACCAAATAACTAAGAAACTACTTGAAAAAATTGAAAGTGGAACTGAAGGTATTGGATTCAAACCTACTGTTAGAAACATTATGGCGGTTTTAATGGCATCTGCAGAAGCCTTTATTAGACTCTTAGATGATGTTCATAATAATGCATGGAATGTTAAGTATGACCCTGTAAGAAAAAAGGCGATACTCAACAATCCATCATCAGCATCAGGTTCAGATACCGTTGATGATTTGAAATTGACTCAAACCGCTATTGAACAGAGTACAGGATTGAAATATGCAGAAATCCCTGTATACCCTTGGCCACAATTCTTCATTGAGACACCCGAGGACAAAAAGGGTAGGTTCCAATTGAAGTATCCCGCAGACCCATCTGTTGTTGAGCTAACACAAGGATGGGATTATTCAAAGTGGCCTGAAGTAGAGTTTGTTGAGGAGTACATGAGAGGGATAACACAAAAGTTTAATCCACCATTGACTCCTGAACCATTAGACAATCAACAGGATACAAATATAATTAATATCAATGCAATAGAATTTCCATCTGAAGGTATTGCTTACGTAAACAAAGAGGAGATTAAATTTTTCTATGAAATTTGGGAAAGACAACTACTAACATCAAGGTATTCCAATTTTGTTAGGGCAAACGGAAATCAAGTTGACGAAATTATAAAGTTGAACACTGAAGCCGAAGCTAGCAATATTGTAACAAGTTTGGGTCTGAACGCTCCATACATCACAATGAAGCTGAAAAATTATGGTTTGAATTCTACCAATTACAGAGCTTTCTTGGAGAACATATCTAATGGTGGGACTGGTAGAGCATGGCAAGACTTCATAAGGGATTTCTTCGTAACACCATATATCAGAAATCTAACTGAAAATTCGTTCAGCATTTTGGACATCAATGAGTTTGGTAAGATACCACAACTTTTCACAAAGTCTGCAGCCCTTCAAAAGTTGGTAACAAATTCAACCAATGAGCCAAACATTACAGATACAATACCATTTACAGACTCAGTTTGGGTTACCGATAATATGGCGGATGGTAAAACCGCACAGGGTACTAATGTTTATAACACAAATAAAGTACTAACTGTTTTCGAACCAAGAAAAATTATATCGAACTTTAATGATGTATATAATTTTGATGAGAAAAGACCAGTAACTAACTTCTCATATAAAAACACAAACAACAATCCGTACCCTATTGTTTCGGCAACAAATTTGAACCAAACAGGATTAAATGATTTTTATAGAATAAGAATAGATTCTGGAAATTTCATTGCGACCGAGGGTGTTTATGTTCACTTTGCACCTTCATTTCAATTATTTGGAGTTACAAATCCTATCCCTTTCCAAACAACAACTTCAATTCTTAACACACCATTTATGGTAAACGCCATACAAAATGGGGTTCAGGATTTCAGAAATAAAGCAAAATATCCTTATGTACAAGCGGCATATTTGTTTTTGAATTCTTTACCATTGGCATCGCTGAAGGAGAAATATAAATCATTTAATAACAACACTTCATCTGATTTAGATTACATAGCATCTTGTTTAAAAAAGTTTGGTGCAATTCACAAGTTACCATACGCTTGGATTCTTAAAATGGGTTCGGTATATCACAGATATAAAGTATTCAAAGAAACAAACGTGGACATTCTAAACACCGCTTGGACAAACTTTGATTACGTAAAAAACTTTTCACCAATCCAAGGTACAACAACGCAAACATATAACGTAAAGATAGGTGGACAGACAAAACCAATTACCTTACAAAATGAAACTAATACCGATGTTAATATACAAGTTGGATTCTATCCTAAAGTTATAAATGATTTTTATACATTCCTCACGGGATATGAAGTATACAAAGATTATACGGATGCTGAAATTCAAAATACCATAAACGGAGGAATGAAAATTTTCAATTTTTCTGAATCCGATATCCAAACAATTCAACAGACAAAAAGATTGAGGTTATCTACTTGGTCAGTGCTTATTCCAAGTGTAGTGAAGAATGGAATTAAGTGTGACCCGAACGATAATACCTTAGCCACCGCTTACACAATTGTTCCTTCTTTTGGTTCAATAGTAAACCAAGCTAGTTTAGAATGTGTTGTTAATCAGAATACACCAACATCATTTACTAAAGTAAATTTATCGAACAACCCATCGATGTATAATGGTTCTGTTAGACTTTTTTGGGCGGCACCAAACTATGGTTATTTTGATAATCAGACATTGGTAAAACCGTCACCTGAAAGTTACATGAATAAAATTGATAGTAAAAAAAGTAATCAAACACCTTTTAAACTTTCAATGGTTGATGAGTATTCTAAAATTGAGGAGATATTTTCAGTGTTCGAAAAAAGGGTTTTGGACTCCTTTGAACAAGAGTTTTTGAATTTTTCAAAACCAATAACTGATGTAGATTTACCTGTAAGTACTCAAATTGGTGCATCATCTGTTGCTATTAACGCCGATTTTAAAAATTTTCAATCACTTTTCAAAAGTTTGTTGACGGTGGTTCCTAAACCATCAACAACAAACGACCAAGAATATTTCACAGGTATAATAAATGCTCAGTACCAAAATGTTCAAAATACATTGAGAGGATTTTTGGAATATGATATATTATTCAGATATGGTAATCCATCTAATTACAAGAGAAGAATCGTTGACTCGTATTTGTCTCACAATAGTGCACCTGTTATAACCGACCCAATAAAGTTTAAGCCATACGTAAAAGGGACACTTCCAAGCAGAGGTGGAACTATTTCTGTTTCTCAATCAAAGGTTCAAAACCCCGCCGCGTGGTTTGCACTTGAAACAGAGGTTGGATTTTCAACAATACCAAATGTGGTGTATTCTTCGACTGGTTCGTACATTACAGATTTCTTTATCGATAATGATATCGAGTTCACTGCCGATAATGTTGTACTCCTAAGTCAGATAATTAAAATGTATGCAACGTACAAACTTAAATTACCGAGTGCGGCGGTTGACCAATTCAAAAATCAAATTCAATATCTAATTAATGCTGAGGATTTATTACAGGGTAATTTCCTAAATGACTTATTGGCAAGACTTAACAAAGATTTACCAAGTCAGTATCAAGTTCCCCAAGGGACGGTTAATAGTGTAATTACAGGTGAACAAAGTAAGATAGAAAATTGGGAGATATTCAAAGCATTAAACGATAAGTGGATTGCAGGGGGTGACTACAAGTCTAAGACATTGTTTGAAGATATTATGTTCTTGGACAGAGCTTCAAGGAATATCGGACAGACAGTACTAATAGACATATTTGACCTGAAGAGCATGTTAGGAAAAGATTCATTGAATAACGCTATGAGTGTTTTCACACTTATGAGTGGTATTCTAATCAAAAACAACTTCACGGTTATGAATCTTCCTGCTTACGTAAACTTCTACAATGTTCAGGATGTGGATGGAACAACAATACCAAAACCTGAAGGTACATTAGACTTCGCCAACAACTTATGGGGTACATTCCTTAATGTTGATTATAGAAACGCAACATCAAAGATGGTGTGTTTTTATGTAGGGAAGCCGTCACAATATTTGGACTTACCTAAAGGAAACTTCAGATTTAGAGATGATGGTTTCGAAATGAGGAGAGCATCAGAAAATCCGTTGATTGAGAATCAAGATGGTAAAAAAGATTGGTCTTTATCAAATAAATGTGTTGGATTCAATGTTGATATTGGTATAAGAAATCAAAACATATTTTATTCATTCCAAGTTGACCAAAGTGCTGGTGTTGCAACCTCAGAGTCTATTAACACCCAACTCAATATGGTTAATCAAGCCTCAGGTAGAAATGTTGCAACTCAAAACGTTTCATTATATAATCTTTATAAAAACAGAAGTTATAAATGTACTGTAGTTTGTTTGGGTAATGCTCTACTACAGCCGAGTATGTATTTTAATTTGAGACATGTTCCGATGTTTAATGGACCGTATATGATACAAAGTATACAACATACAATTCAGCCTGGTAATTTCCAAACATCATTCACTGGTATAAGACAGGGTATATACGACCTACCTTCTATAGATTCGTTCTTACAAAGTATGAATCAAAATCTATTAACGAAGATTGAGGAAATTTTAAAAATCAAAAAAGACCAACCACCAGCAATCAAAATTACGGAAGAACAAAAAGCAACTCAGACTGTTCAAAAAGCGGATAACACGCTTGATACACAAAATAGTTGTTCAACTAAAGTTGACCTTACTGCTTATCAAGGGTATTCAGTACAGGCAGGGGTACCAATTAATATAACCCCTGATGCTTTTGCTGCTAAACTTTTGGCAACATTACCAGGTCAATCGAATCAACTTCTCAGAACTTACATTTATTGTATATCATATGTAACAAGTTTTGTTAAGAGCTCAAACACAGGTGCGGGTAATTTTGTTTCTTATAATAATAACTTGGGACTATTATCACTTGAAAATAATTTCCAACCAAGAGCTAACAAATACTTCAAGAAAGAATTTTGTTGTGTTAATGTAAAGATTGGTACACAATCTCAATCGAAACCAATAGTATCTTTCGCAACCATTGAAGATTATATTAAATTTATGGTTGATAGTTTGAAAGAAAGAGTACCTCAAATAGAAAGACTAGGTTTGGATAAATTCTACGTTTGCCACTGGCCAAAAGAAAACGTGTCGGAATCTTATTTTGAGTCTAATTTTGGTGAATTTGAAACTGTAAGAAAGACCATGGAAGAGGCAATCCAATCATCAGTCAAAGTGAAATTGGTAACTGAAGCTACCGCAGATGCTGTTGACGCTTCGAATAACAGACAAGGTGGAAGTACGCCTGGTGTTACACCAACACCTACACCTCTAAACCCATTACCTGGCCAAGTATGTCCTCCTCCTTATATCAACTCATTTGCACCTGCGATTGGATTCACAGGAACTCAAATGGTTATAAATGGTAGAAACTTAGACACAACAACAAAGGTATTCTTCAAAGAGGGTAATTCACAATATGAAGTTGAACAAAGGTATATTACAATTATTGATGCTCAAACATTAAGAATTGTTGTACCTAAATTTGCTGATGGTACACAGGTTAAAACTACAAATCTTGCAGTACAAACAAGTTATGGTACCTTTACAACTGTTGGTACGTTTAAATATGACCCAGCGGTTCCTGCAAGTGCTGCATCATCCCCTGGTTCATTTGTTAATGGAGCATCAGGTACTCAAAATCAAAACATATCAAATACAAATCCAACGGTTCCAGCGTTGATTGAGACTCAAAGAACAACGTCACCAAATCAAACTACTGATTTAATTAGAGTGGACGTTGCTCCAAATGTTGGGGTGTGGACGATAAGTGCAACACAGACATTGACTTATTCTTATAAGAAAATAACAAGGGGTCCAAACAACACAGTAACAAAAACAGAAAAATATAAGGGGAGTCAGTCACTTACAGGATTTGTTTCAAATAACGGACAAACATTCCAGTTCACAAAAGCCGCGGCTGAAGTGGTTCTTAATGGAGCCATACCACAAATAGATAGAGTCAACGGTGAAGTAAACTGCCAAATACAGGTAACAGCAATACCTGCAGATAGAGTAAAAAATCCACAGAACCAAACACTTTCATTTAATTTCAATTACGTTTACCCGACACAAGTCACTAATAACACTACAGAACCTGGCTCTCTCGTAATTGTTCAAGAAACAAGTAGTGGTGAATTACCAAACTTCTCAGGTGATAACTACTACAATATTAAGAAAGGACCTGGCGGATACATTACTTTGAAATTTAGTTGTACGAACCTAATAGAAAAAGGAGCTTTTGCACTTACATCAATTCCAGACTTAGTTGACCAACAAATTAGAATTACAAATAATTCCGATACAAAGTATACAAATTTGATTGAAACAAATGCAATAGGTAGGTTCCAAGCAAGTGTAAGGTATAAATCAAGTGATTTAACAGTCACCTTCCCGAACACAAGTACACCCGTACCTGCTAATGCGGGTGCGACGAGTCCGATAATTACTTTATCTTAAACCAATATATTTATATAAAAAGAATTTTATGGATTTAAAATCAACATTGAACAACTACCTTGGTAAGTCTGTTAAATTTTCAGAAGAAGATTTAGGGGATGGTACCAAACAAGTTTGCGATTTGGAAACAGGTGACTGTTATGTGGTAAGAGAAAGAGATGGTCTTATTGAAAGAGCAGGTCATATGCAAACAGCAAACAGAAAAGTAAGAGTTGAAACCGCTAGAGGTATAAAACAATTACTAAACGACTAATAGATATGAGTTTGGATAAGAAAATATTAAGCGAGATTGAACGTTATAGACAAATAAATAAGTATATAACTGAGCAAGCAGTTCCGCCACCGCCTCCACCAGGAGCAGATGCGGGAGCTGTACCACCACCCCCACCACCAGCGGGAGGGGAGGTACCACCCCCACCAGGAGGTGCGGTACCAGGTGCTGAAGTCGCACCACCAACACCAATAGATGTTGAAAACGACCCTGATGTTGAAAAAATCGACGACGAGGGTAAATCAGAGGAAAAAGGTGGAGGAGAATCAGGTACAGAAGAACTTGATGTGACTCAACTTGTTGACTCACAAAAAAACATTGAAACTAAACAAGAAGAGTATTTCAATAACTTATTTGGACAACTCAACAACTTGGAGTCAAAATTAAAAGAGATGGATTCGCTTATGAATAAGTTGAACTCTCTTGAGATGAAAATTGAAAAATATAGAGATAAGACTCCACAGGAAAAACTTGAGTTGAGAACATACGATTCATATCCATTCAATCAAAAACTATCTGATTTTTTTGAAGATAAAAAAGATGAGATGGAAAAGACAGGAAAAAATGATTATGTTTTAACTGCGGACCAAGTTACTGATATTAATGTAAATGATATCAAAAACTCGTTCCAACCAGGAAAAATGGATAGTTACGACAACGAATTCAAAAGATAAAAAAGAAAGGGACTGAAAGGTCCCTTTTTAATTTGACTAATAGGGATTTCCCAATTATAATTAATAAACAATTAAAACACTTTAAAATGAGTAATGTATTAGATGCCGTATTGGCGCAGTATGAAAAAAACCAAATCGGGGGCGGGGCCCAATCCAAAATGTCGCAAGACGAAAGAATGAAAAAGTATTTCGCTTTAATCCTTGGGGATAAAGAGAAATCAGGTCAGAGAAGAGTTAGAATTCTTCCTACAACAGATGGTTCCTCACCATTCAAAGAGGCTTGGTATCATGAAATCCAAGTAGGTGGTCAGTGGCAGAAATTCTACGACCCAGGAAAAAACGACAACGAGCGTTCTCCACTTAATGAAGTTTACGAAGAGTTGATGAGTACAGGTAAGGATTCCGATAAGGAACTTGCTAAGCAGTACAAATCTCGTAAGTTTTACATCGTAAAAGTTATCGACCGTGATAACGAAGCTGATGGACCAAAGTTTTGGAGATTCAAGCACAATTACAAAAATGAGGGTATCCTCGACAAGATTATTCCAATTTGGAGAAACAAAGGTGATATCACTGACGCAGAAACAGGTCGTGACCTTATCATTGAACTTGCTAAGTCAAAGACTCCAAAAGGAAAAGAATACACAACTGTTTCAGCAATCATGTATGATGACCCAGCTCCTGTGTCTCAAGACAAAGACCAAGCTAAAGAGTGGGTTAATGATGAGTTGAGTTGGACAGATGTATATAGTAAAAAACCTGTAGAATACCTTGAAGCAATTGCAAGAGGTGAAACACCAAAGTGGGATAACGAAAAGGGTGGATACGTTTATGGAGACTCAACTGTATCAGAAGAGTCATATGGCGGAACACCAAAGTCTTCTTCAAAGAAGATGGTTGACCCACAAGCAGACGCTGAGGTAGATGGTGATTTACCATTCTAATTAATTAATTTGATGTTCCCGACATCTCTGTCGGGAACATCTTTTATAAGAACAATATGGCAATCAAAAAGAACGATTTTTCAAACTTAAAAAAGAAGTTTTCAACTTCTGCAAAATATAAACCTCAAAGGTTTTTGGACTTAGGTCCTGACTTTTTGGATGCAGTTGGACTTCCAGGTCCCGCAGTTGGACATATCAATATGTTCTTGGGTCACTCTGATACGGGTAAGACCACTGCAGCAATCAAAGCCGCTGTAGACGCACAGAAAAAAGAAATCCTCCCTGTATTCATTATTACAGAACAAAAGTGGAGTTTTGACCATGCCAAGATTATGGGATTCCAATGTGAGGAAGTGGTAGACAAAGAAACAGGAGAACTTGATTGGGATGGATTTTTCCTATTCAACAATAACTTCAGTTATATAGAACAAATTACAGATTACATCAACGAACTCCTTGATGCTCAAGAAAAGGGAGAGTTGAACTATAGTCTTTGTTTCATTTGGGATTCAGTAGGCTCTGTACCTTGTAAGATGACTTTCGAAGGTAAAGGTGGTAAACAACACAATGCCTCAGTACTATCAGACAAGATTGGTATGGGAATCAACCAAAGAATTTCAGGTTCAAGAAAGTCCGATAACGAATACGAGAACACACTTATCATTATTAACCAACCATGGGTTGAATTACCTGATAATCCTTTTGGACAACCAAAGATAAAAGCTAAAGGTGGTGAATCAGTATGGTTAAACTCATCTCTCGTTTTCTTATTTGGAAATCAAAAAGGTGCGGGTACAACAAAGATTACCGCAACGAAGGACAAACGTTCAGTTAAGTTTGCAGTAAGAAGTAAGGTATCTGTGATGAAGAACCACATCAATGGACTCGGTTTTGATGACGGAAAGATTATTGTTACACCTCATGGATTTTTAGCAGGAAAAGATTCAACAGAAGAGAAAGCTTCTATTGAAAAATATAAGAAAGAATATGCTGATTATTGGAAAGATATAATCGGCGCGGATGGTGATTTTACACTTACAGAAGAAAAAGAAGATTGATTGTTCACCCTTAAATTGAATATGTGACGAAGACATTGTTGGTGGATGGGGATAACCTATTCAAAATTGGATTCCACGGGGTAAAGGAACTCTATAGTGACGGTTCCCACATAGGTGGGGTGTATCACTTCATTAATACACTAAGACGATTTTTAGAGGAACACAATCACGATAAAGTGGTTGTATTTTGGGACGGCGATTCCAACTCCTCAATACGCAAATCAATTTACCCTCAATACAAGGGTAATCGTCGACAAGACATGAATGAGTACAAATACGAATCTTACTTGCAACAAAAGGCAAGAGTAAAGACGTATTTGGAGGAGGTCTTTGTGCGACAGGTTGAAATGGTGAACAACGAAGCCGATGATTTGATTGCTTACTATACACAAGTTGCTATTGACGAACAAATTATAATCTTTTCAGGAGACAAGGACCTCACCCAACTAATATCAGAAAGAGTAACAATCTTTTCACCAGTCAGTAAAACTTATTTCAAGAACGGAGATAACATATCAATTAACAAAGTTGATATACCTCACTATAATGTTACCCTTACCAAAATTTTTACAGGGGACAAATCTGATAATATAGACGGTATTGAAGGTTTGGGCGAAAAAACTTTAGTTAAGTATTTTCCCGAATTGCAACAGAAACCATGTACTATCAAAGAGATATTGGATACTGCACAAAATATCCCGCAGAAAAAACCTATCAAAAGTTTATCTAATATTTTGACTGGACGTACCAAAAGCGGTATACTTGGTGAAGAGTTCTACAGAGTAAATTCTAAAATTGTTGACCTTACAAATCCTCTGATTACAGATGAAGGAAAACAATTGGTAGAACAAATCCACACCGATACAATAGACCCCACCGACAGAGGATATAAAAATTTGATGAGACTCATGATGGAAGATGGTCTTTTCAAATACCTTCCTAAAAATGATGAAGCTTGGGTAAACTTTCTCAAGCCATTTATGAAATTAACTAGAAAAGAAAAAAGAAAGTTATGATTGATTTGAGTTTGGCACCACGATTAAAAACACTTTACAAAAGTGCCTATCCATTTCCTTACATAGTGATTGATAATTTCTTACCAGAATATCTTCTAAGAGTTTGTAAGGAAGAAATACATAGACACGATGTGTGGCATCACGACAATGTTGATTTCACAAAAGAGTATCAGCATAAAAAATTCTACTATCCGAACTATAATACAGATATGAAAGAATTTAGAGATAAGTTACCAATAACAAGTTTAGTAATGGACTATCTAAACTCTTTTGAGTTTATAAAATTTTTGGAGGAGCTTACAGGACACCAAAAACTTTATCGAGACCCAGTCTTGATGGGGGGTGGTATTCATAGAATTAAGAAAGGGGGAAAACTATCCGTTCATATTGATTACAATCAACATCCAAACTCAGGAAAAAAAAGAGTTTTAAATGTATTAATTTATCTAAATGAAGGTTGGAGAAAAGAGTGGGAAGGTAATTTAGAGTTTTGGACGGTAAATCCAGCACAAAAATTTATAGAGGTTGAACCAATATTTAACCGAGTGGTAATTTTTGATATTGAAGACGCACCTCACGGACATCCCGTACCACTTAACACACCTGAAAACTTGGACAGATATTCATTGGCATTATATTATTTTGTTGATGAAGAACCAAGAGAAGATGAAAAACACACAGTAATTTTTTACAAAGATAACGAAATTGGTGCAGGAGCACCTCCAAACGATTTATTTCAATAAAACAAAACACAAATTATGAAAGAGCAAGAAAGCACGAAGATGGAGTTTCTATTAACTCTAAACGACAACATTGTTGTTCAAAGATTTTTCAACGTAAGAGGGTATGTTCCCAAAGCTAAAAATTCTTTGGAGTTACATGAATTCGTCAAAGCTTTGAGTGAAGAACTTCACTACTATCTCAAAATGAAAACAGTTGTCTACATGATGGAGAATCAAGAGGCAATAATTCACGACCCAACGATTATGGAAACTTCATTCACTGAAGGTCCTGAAAACTTCAACATTTACATCAAGGTTGGAGACACAGTGTTGAACCACAGACAGTTTGACGGAAAACTTTACCCACCAAAAGTGCGTTACACAGTTGATGTTAGACCATTCTTAAAAGAGGTTTTGAGAGAACTCACAGACATCTTCTCAAGCAAAAAATTAACTTACAAATATTTGGAACTTGACCTCGCTTAACAAATATTTAAAATAATACAGGGGGTAAGAGACGCAATATATGAACAAGAATTTCGATTATTTAGGTAACACTTTTCAAATTCAATTAATCAATCAGATTGTTGTAGACAAGGATTTTTCATCTTCAATCATTGATGTTTTGGAAAGTTCTTACTTCGACAACAAGTATTTCAAAATCATAATTCAGATGATTAAGGAGTACTATGTTAAGTACGAATCTACACCCAACTTCGAAACCTTGGAACAGATTGTTAAATCTGAAGTCTCACAAGAATTGGTTGCAAAAATTGTTTTAGATACTTTAAAACAAATCAAAGAAGCACCTTTTGAAGGAACTCAATTTGTTCAAGAAAAAGCATTGAAATTCTGTAAACAACAAGAGTTACAGAAAGCAATGAACAAGGCTCAAAAGATTATCACAGAAGGAGACTTCGAGTCCTACGACAAAGTTGAAGGTCTTGTGAGAGAAGCCCTACAGGTTGGGGAAATTGAGAAAGGTCAATCAGACGTTTTCACAGATTTGGACACTGTCTTAGAAGAAGATTATAGACATCCAATTCCTATGGGGATTGCGGGTATAGACAAACTACTCAAAGGTGGATTGGCTAAAGGTGAGATTGGGGTGATATTAGCACCTACAGGAGTTGGTAAGACGACTGTACTTACAAAAATTGCAAACACAGCTTTCAATATGGGATACAATGTTCTTCAGATATTTTTTGAAGACAACCCAAAAATTGTACAAAGAAAACACTTCACAATTTGGACAGGAATTGAACCCGACAA